CGACCGTCGCGATCGGAAGATCGTTGTACATCGCGACCTGCTGGCCGAACTCGTCGCGGACCCAGTTCAGGTCACCGGACACCGTGGTGTCGCGGGCGGCGGCGGAGAGACGCCGGCGCATCGCCTTCGACATGATCAGGTGGCTCGGATCGTCCACCGAGTCGATCGCCTCGTCGAGAACGGCGAGCGAAAGCGGACCCTTCGTGCTGGAGCCGTCGCCCCAGAACAGCTGCGAACCGGTGACGCGCTTCTGGAGACCATCGAACTCGCGCGGGTTGGTCTCGCTGTCGCCCTTGATCACCTTCTTGGTGATGTAGAGCGCCATCGCCTTCGCCTTCATCGCCTCATGCGAGGCGCGGACGTCGGCGCCGCGGGTCTTGATGATCGCCTTGTCCACGTCCAGATCGCCACCCGCGATCTTGAGGACCTCGACCTGCGGGTTCAGGACACCGACGCTCTCGGCGTAGGCTTCGTTGAAACCGCGAAAGGCGACGCCCGGAAGGGCACCCTCGACGTTGTACGCCAGCGAACCGCCGACGACGTTTTCGAAAGGAAGAATACGCATCAGATCGCTCGCGGCGGCGAACATCTCGATGACGGCGGAACGCTTCACTTCGCCCGAAACGAGCTTGGAAGCCTCGATCAAAGTCATTGCCATGGCGTTTGTCCTCGCGTTGGCTGTGGCTCACAGGGCTGCTTTCCATTTCTGGTCCCCGTGCAGCCCGCGCGGGGATCGAAAATCGCCGGCCCCTACTTAGAGTGGCGGTTGGCGATTTTCAGCTTCTCCGAAGGCGAGAGCTTGTCGAAGTCGGCACGCGACATGCCTCCCAGACCAGCATCGTTGCCCGCGGCTGCCCCGCCCCCGGCGGAGTCCTTGAAAAAGTAGGGAGCGGTCCGACGAAGACTGTCGAGCCACTCGGCTGGCGTCATCGGCGCGGTACCGTCCGCGCCGTAGAGGGTGGCCTGCCCCGCTTTCGGGATGAGCCGCCCATCTTCCTGCACCTCGAAGACCTCGTAAGCGCGCGACATGATGTCGGGAAGCGCTTCCGGGCGAGCCTTCGAGTTGGGAGTCAGGACCGCGTCCGTCACCGCCCGATCGACGAGCGTGCGCCGGTACCGCTGGTCCGCCTCCTGCAAGGCGGTGTTGAGCTTGTTCTTCTCGCCGTTGGCGGCGCGAAGTTGCTCCTCGTAGTCGCTGCGCATCTGAGCGACGCGCTCGTCGACCATCTTCTGGATGTCCTCGGAGGCGCTGAGCTGTCCGTCCTGCACCTTCTGCGCAGTCTCACGGAGGCCTCGAAGCTCCTCCAGGAACGTGTCTGGGTCCTTCTCGCCGACCGCGCCGGAGAGCCTGGAACGAAAGTCCTTCAACTCGTCACGTTCCTTGGCGAGGGCAATGTTGTTCTCGCGGAACTCGTCGAGCTTGGTCTTCGGAACGACGTGTACGGTGACCGCGCCGTTTTCCTCTTGAGCGACCTCCCTGAGGTCCTCGGGCACCTCGTCCATCGAGGCGAAATTGATCTTCGGCATGGGTTGAACCCTCGAATTAGGTTACCTCAACACACCGTGATGAGGGTGGTCTGGGCGGTAGGACTTGAACCTACAACCTCCCGGTTCCAAACCGGGCACTCTGCCATTGAGCTACGCCCAGATACTTAGGGCGCGGGACTAGGGACTTAGATTTCGCCCGAGCCTTCGCGAACGATGATCTCAATGGGCTTACGCGGTCGCATGGTCTCGTCCTTCCAATAAGGCGGGGGTTTCTGTTCCCAGGCACCCCCGTGAGCCCGGCCCCTGACCGGCGGCGTAGACCCTGGTGTGGGGGATACGGGCGCCGGCAGAGACGTTCCGTTCAGCCTGTAGGGGCCTCGCCCCGTGTAGGCTGTAAAACTCTGTAAGCTATGCTTACCATATTATGCGTATATGTCAATAAGAAAAATCATTTGAGACAGAAAAAATTACTTGGAACGCGCGAAAAGGCTCTCGACACCCTTAGCTAGGTCTCGGAGCAGGACGATCACGAGAAACACCGCGATCAGCGCCAGCTTCTCGGCGTAGTCTGGGTTGTCGACCATAGAGTTGACCACGGGGGTGATCAGCTCTCGGGTTCCAAAGAAGACCTGCAAAGCGACGATCAGGATGGTGTAGTCTCTGGCGCTTCGATACAGGAGTTGGCCTACGCGGGGCAGCATGCGTTTTTCGCGGGTTTTCATTCAACACACTCCCTAGAAGGATCAACACAACGGCGGCTAGTACACGGAAAGTCATCTTACGTTAGGTCTTTATTCGGCGCGGTCTCTCAGGTGTGCGAGAGAGACGACGGTAGTGGTGAAGGCGAAACAGAGGCCGGCGCTGCCGAACACGCTGTTGATGAAGAGAAGGCTGTCGAGACCTAGGTGAAGTCCCACGAAGAGGTAGAGCATGCCGAAGATGGCAGGCGCTGCCAGGACGTGCTCGAACAGGTCCCAAATCCAGAGGACTACCACAACGCCTACGACGGCCCAAAGAAAGTTCACGAGGTGAATACTCCAGGGCGCGATCACATAAGCCAGAGCATAGAGAGCTGCCGAGCAAGAGACGAAGGTGACCGCGTCCGCGAGCGTCCGGAAGAACGGGGTCTTCCAATCGTAGTCAGTCATCGGACTTGTCCTTGTCCCGGCGAGACACGATCGAGTCGATGAATTCGGTACCTACCCACCCTCCGAGGATCGCTACCGTGAGGATGCGAAATAGGTAGGCGATCTCTTCGTAGAGGGTGAGCGGTTCCACGGTCAGCTCCGGTCCGTCTCGGCTGGGCCATTCTGGGCGACGGCCTGGGCCTGCTGCGCCACGTCGGTCTGCACGCGCCGATCCTTGGCCTTCTCCTGGGCGTCCAGCTCCGCTTGGCGGTCAGGGAAGCCCTTTTGACGGGCTTCGGCGTCTGGTTGCGACGGGAACGACGACGGGTCGCCCAGCTTGTCGACGAGCATCTGCTTCGGCATCCAGTCCGGGATCAGCTCGGCGCGGCGGAAATAGTCGTACAGCACGTCGATCGGCAAGACGCCGTCGAGGTACATGGCGTGTACCGCTCGGAACTCACGCGCCGAGACGTTGTCGAAAAGGAAGTCCTGGTTGATCTCGACGGAGATGTCCTTGGCTTCGGCTTCGGTAGCATCCATCCACAGCGCCCACAGGCGCAGAAGGTCCGTCATACCCTGGGTGGCGGCGTCAGTGATGTTCAGGAGGATGCTTTGTTCGTTTCTTTCCTTGAATTTGACCTGATTGTCGGATTCGGACACCGCAGTGCCGCGAACGCCCATGATCCGACCACCGAGCGCGCTGATGTGCTGCTCTTTGAAGTCGAGAGCATTTTCGAGGCTCTTGAGGCCGTGCCCATTGAACTCCAGGATGCCGGGGGTGTTGCCCGGCGGGACTTCCCACACCACGCCAGGGCCTACGCGGTACTCCGGGCTCTGTTGCCCGTCGCCGACCTGGGCGTAGTAGACGGGCAGGCCAGTGTAGAACCGCCCGTGCTCCAGGTGAGCATAGGTCCGGTAGTGGGAGATGTTCAGGTGGGCGATGTCCAGGAGCGGCGGCTTCTCAACGCCCATACCGTTGCTGCTCGGACCGAAGAACCGGAACGGGATGCGATCAAACGGGACGCCGCGGTTGACGGGCGTGAACGAAAAGTCCGGTTCGGCAGAGAAGTCGGGCGCCATGTTCGAATTGTGCCCGATCCAAACGTACTGGCGATAGACCCAGTCAAAGTCGAAATCCGGCTCCAGGACCAGCTTGCGATAGTTGGCCTTGTACTGCCGGGTGCCGGTGCGCGACTTCTCCTCGCGATCGAGGACCAGCTCACGCAGGAGAACCGAGCCGATCTCCCAGCGACCGTTGATCTCGACGACATCCCAGTCGATGATGTTCTCGGCGATGTAGATCGCAAAGTACGGCGACGTGTCGGGGGCCAAGTCCATGTCCAGGAGGACGCCAGCGCGACCGGTGGTGGCGACCTCGGTCACGACGTCCTTGATCAGGAGGTAGAGCGGGCTCAGGTCCTTGCCGATCAGATCGATGTGCGGCTCCAGGAACTCCGGCAGGTTGTTGACGCGCGGCGGGCGCCGGAAAACGGTGCCGACCATACCGTTCAACGTGCGCCCCACCATGTTGAAGAACACCGAGCGATCGACGTAGTCCTGATACTCCTGAGGCGTCATATCCTCCAACTTGGGGAGGTAGTAGGTGCCCCGGGCCTTGATGTGCTTCTCACCGGCGATGCAGTCGCGGATGAGACGCCACTCCTCGCGTGCCTCCTGGTACTGCGGATGGGCAAACGCGACATGCACGTCACGCGCGCGCGTCGTCAGAGATTGCTTATCGAGTGGATTCGGCATAGTTCAAGGCCCAGGGCAAGGGTGTCAGTATGTATAAGCTTAGTCTGCTTATCACGCGTTAGTAAAACTGTCAAGCTTGTTATCGATAATCCGACTCAGGGTCGGGCACTGGGTTCGGAAAGGGGTCAGTTAGAAGTCCCCTGGCGACGTACAGTAGGTGTTCGCAGATCACGTCGCCGTGGCACGCGAGCGGCGCGCAGTAGCACGACAGGGCAATCCGCTCTCCGTTGATCAGGCGCCGCGCGAGGCGATCGATCTCGCGGCGCATACGCCGCGCTCGCATGTCGTCGCCGCCGTCGAGATAGAGCCGGAAGAGATGAATGACCCGGTAGCGACCGGCCTCGCCACCGTAGTCGTCCAGGCGGTAGGGGTTGCCGAGCGGACCGGGGCGGCCCACATAGACGACGCTCCACCCGTCCTCCTCGTAGGTCCCGCCATCCTTGACGCGGATGACCTTGACACGGTCGTGTAGCGGAGACCTCAGGTGCATGGAGCCTCCGGCATCATGCGAACGAGGTGGCAGTCGACGAAGGCGTCGATGCCCTTCCAGCACACGCCGTCCTCGTCGTAGCCGTCCTCGTCGATCTCTCCGACCGGGTGAAGTGGCTCACAGGGCAGAAGCTGCGCGAGGTAGACAAGATCGCCGTCCTCGTGCGGGTAGTCGCCGCCCAGCGGGACGCGGTAGATGCCGATCGATTCGGTCTCGATGGGCCACTCGCCGGTGTACATGGCCCAGTCCCGATTGTAGTCGATCGCGTCTTCGCACCACGCGAATGCGTCGGCTAGTTCGGGGAAGTAAGTGCCATCCCCCTCGGAGGCGTCGAAAGCATAGAACGCGTACATGATCCGTCCTTTCGTAAAGGGCGCCGTGTCAATCCGGACGACCAGCGCCGAAACTCCGCAGCCGACGGTCGATTTTTCGCCGTTCCTCGACCAGTCGCTCGACTTCCGACCAGTTTCCCTTCGAGAAGGCCTTGAATCGCTGTCTTTCGACGGCGCGCCACTCGCGCCGCAGCAACTCCACCAGGACGTGCTCGATCAAAGCCCGATTTTCCAAGGGGTGGTCTTCGGGGAGGTTCTTCCGGTCCTTGCATATCTGGAACGTCCGGATACCGTAGTACACGGTCGCCACCAACCAGACGGCTGCGCAGAGCAGGAAAGCGGTCATCGTACACCACTCTCGATCAGAAGCAGCCAGACGACAGCGATGCCACCGCAGATGAATACGTAGTTGATGATGTCGAACATGGTCACCTGCCCTCCGTTAGAACCAGCCAGACGAGAACGACGCCGCCGCAGACGATGATAAAGTTGATGATTTCGAACATGGTCACCGCCACGGCTTCGGAAGGCGGAGGTCTTCGACGTCGACGTTCAGCTCTTCGGCGAAGTCCAGGAGGGCATGATGGGAGTCGAGACGGCCCACCAGAATGCCACGCGCTTCGGCCTCGTCCAAAGGAGTATTACCGGTCACGCGGCGGGCGGCGGCAAGATGCTTGTCGGCGTTTGTGACGCCCTCCAAGCTGATCTCCAGAACCTTGCGGACTGCGTCTCGAACCATCTCGATCTCCCGTCGTGCGTGTGTAAGTCAGGCTTACACGTATAAGAAAGACTGTCGGGTTGTCAAGCGGACTAGGACAGGGCGATGAGGGCGGCGCCCAGAAGTACGCCCAGCGCGATGATCGTGGCCCAGCCCCAGACCGAGGTGTAATCCCGAAAGCCTTTCTGGGGCGTGTACGGTGTCCGAGAATACTCCCGAATGCTGCGATACCCCTGCGCGAGGCCGAGGCTCATGCCTTGCGACTTGCCGCGCTCGAAGCCTTCACGCCACGCTGCCGTATAGCTCTCGTTGGCGGCGGCGGTGCGCTCTTGCGCGATGGCGGCCTTGAAGTCGTCCATGGTCATGGGCCGCGGGTTCTCGCCCGGAGGATACGTCATCATCACCATGGTGCCGGGAAGCGGAAGCTCCACGTAGCGCGTGCGACCCGAAGTAATGGTGTTCTCCTCGGTGTCGATTTCCGTGCGGTTGGCGTCCTTGGATTCGCCGATGCTGCTCATTTGCGTGATTTCCTTTCCTAGGTTAGGGTTGTCTGTCGGTGGTGAGGATCGTGGTGACGCTGTGCCCGTCGTTGAGTAAGTAGCGCACAGCAAGCTCAATCTGGTGTGGTAACGGCTCTACCGCATACCCGGTGTCGCTACCTTTTTCGTATCGAACAATATGGAAGCCACGCCCGTCTGGATGCTCCTCGATTACGTCCACTACGCCCTTTTTTCGAGACCAGCCGACAGCACTGGCGAGCGCTGAGGCGGCGGCGTAGGTCTCCAAAACGAGCGGGGCTTCCACGTTGTTCTCCTTCGGTGGGCTGTGTGTGTGTTCGGGGGCGTTAGAGCGCCCCAGAAGTGAGGCAGTCAATGAGTCGTTGAGCCAGCGGCTCCAGGTCCTCGAACTGGGCGGTCCGCTTGGGGTTCTGCCGCGCAAGGGCTCGAATCTCCTGGAGCGCCGCCGTCAGGTCCTGCCTCGGCGCTATTGACTTCGGCGCGTCCTCCTCCTCCGGAGCCTCTGCCGCCGCCGCCGCCGCCGCATCGATCTGCGCGAGGGTGTTGTAGAGGCGGGCGGTGTACTGGCGAGCGGGCTCGCTGGTGGCAAGCTCATCGAGCATCGAAACCAGATCGAGCGCGCAGCGCAGCGCGCCGCGCTGCTCCTCCAGATCGTTGGCAGGCGCCGGGGTCGGCTCCGGCGGGAACTGCTTCATCATCTGGTCCAGGCGGGTCTTGAGATGCCAGTAGTGATACCGCGCATACTCGATCGGGATGGTGGTCCCGATGTTATTGCCCAGGTCCTCGGTGATTTGCTGGAGGTTCTCGATCTCCTCCTTCCGCAGATGCTGATTTATCGAAGGGGTCATCATCTCGCGTATTTCTTGCTCGGATTCTTCGAGGGCTCTTTCGAGGTTTTTGACGCGCCTCCGGAGAGAGCGGGCCTCATCCAGGGTCCGACCGAAATACTTGATCAGGTCGTCCCGGGTCATCTTGTCGAGGCTCTCCCGCTGAGACCGCGCCCGCATCGCGTCGGCAGCGCGATCTTCGGAGATGGCTTCTTCCGGGGACCGCTCCCAGTTGGTGTGCATGCGGATCGACGGATGGTTGTCAGAAATGGGCACGGTGTTCTCCTTCGGTAGGTGGTGGGGAGGGCGCGTCAGTTATGCGAGGCGGCTCATGGGGAAGTTGTTCGGCAGACGGGCTTCCTCCACCCGCGCGCCGGTCATGTCGGCCCCATCTAGCTCGGCGCCGCGCAGGTCGGCCCCTCGAAGGTCGGCGAAGCGCAGGTGGCAGTATTTCAGGTCGGCGCCGGAGAGGTCCGCACAGCGGAGGATGGCGGAGCAGAAGCTGGCGTCCTGGGCGTCGACGTACCGCATATCCGCATTGCGGAAATCGGCCTGCTCGAAATCCCCGTCGTCGAGGTTGGCTTCCCGCAGAACTGCGTCGACGAAACAGCCGTAGCGGGCCTTGGCGTTGCCGAAATCGCCCCGGAGAAACACGGAGTCCTGCATGTTCACTTCGGCCAACCACGCACACCGAAGGTTCACATCAGTGCCCTTGGCGTGGCGTATGCGGGCTCCGATCGCGTTCACCCCCTCCATGTCAGCCCTTTCCAGGTCTGTGTGGTCCATATCGGCGGCGGCAAGGACGGCGTGTCGTAGGGTGGTGCCTCGCAGGAAAGCCCGTTCGAGGTCGGCGTGACGTAGTACGGCGCCGGCGAAGTTGGCGCGGTCCAGGATAGCGCCCTGGAAGTTCGTGCCGCGCAAGTCCGCATTGGGCATCTGGAGACGCTTCGCCGACGGACCGTGTTGATTGTTCTTCCACTGAATGTGGCAAAGAAGGTCCTTTTGGGAGATCGAAGACTCGGTCATGGTTACCTCGCTGTTTAGTGTGTCACGGGGAGTGTCGTCCAGATCACAGGTGACATACCAGTGTCTGGACGCTGTAGGCGAAAAGATCGACGCCGACAGCCATACCAAGACTTGCGACGGAGGCGAGGATGAGCGCCAAAAGACACTCCCAGGGATTTTGAACGGGCGGGACCATCAGCGAAACGAAGACGACCACGGTGTACAGAAACAGAAGAACGCTACCTCCTGTAAGGATGACGCCGGCGACGAAGAGACCGATCATTGTGAGGGCTCCAGGGGTTCCCAGACTTGGGTGTACGGGCGAACTTCTCCGCTAGGTAGGCGGACGCCGAGTAGGTTCGCGTAGTCGACCCGCGTTTTCTCGTCGACGAGAGCACCCGTGAGGTCGGCACCCCCAAGGTCGGCATTCTGGAAATCCGCGCCCCGGAGGTCTGCCCGGCGGAAGTTGACGCCTCGGAAGTCACCGCGGCGGCAGTCGGCGCCTGAAAGGTCACACTCGAACATGCTCGCACTGTAGGCGAGGACGGCGAGAAGAGAGGCGTTTCGGAGCATGGCGTGGCTCAGGTTGGAGCCGACCAGTATGGCGCCGTGGAGGTTTGCGTTGGTGAAGTTGGCCTCCGAAGCGTCGGCATCGGCCAAGTAAACGTCCTGCATGTCGGCGTTGACGAACTGCGCTCGCCGGGCGTCCGCGCCGTAGAGCTTGACGTCCCAAAGGAGCGCGTAGCTTAGGTCGGCGCCGGTGAGGTCGATCTCCGTGAGATCGAAACTCGGAATGTAGGCGCCAACCATGTTCTGCTGCGCCCTCGACAGGCGCTCCCCCAGCCGGCTGTCGATGCGCCAGCTCCGGTGCAGATCAAATTCCGCTTGAGAGAAGGGGTTCATGCGGCTCGGCTCCTTGGGCTGGCGGTGTTCAGGAAAAGCTGACAGCGGTAGCCACCGTGCCCCAGATGGCGAGGCCCAAAAAGGCGGTCGACAAGGCGCGGTCGAGGGTGTTGCTTCGAACCCAGAAGGCGAAAAGAGCCCAGAAAACGACGGTGGCGGCGGCGGAAAACATGGTGTCAAAACTCCTTTCGGGGGTGTGGCTATGAGGTGACCCTACGACAGCGCCGCTAACATTTCAAGGACATTTCGGCGGCTGTCGTAGGGGAGTAGGGGAGGTATCACTCCAGGTACCGGTTGTTCAGCTCGATCTGGATGTCCGCGATCTCGCAGGCGAGGAGCGCGTTCTCCGCGTTTAGCGTCGCGATCACGTCACGAATGTCCTCACGGTTGTCCTCCAGTAGACGCTGTTGGTCCCAAGCGTCGCGGGGGAGTTGGGACAGCGCTTCCCGAAGCTCCTCGTCCTGCTTCTTGGCCTCCTGGATACTCGCGTGGTTTCGATCCAGCTGGCTCTGGGCCGCATATTGGCGGGCGAGAAGAGAGTTTCGGTGCAACCAGAAGAGGTCCTGGTTGTGGCTTTCCCCGTCCGCGTTGTCGTCGTCGGGAGTAGCCTCCTCGGAGGTGTCCTCCTCGTCCGTTTCGTCGTCGTCGCTCAGCTCCGGGTGCGCGTCCGGGTGCTGGGTCTCGTAAATCTTGCGGAGGTCGCCCTGGATACTCTCAAGTTCCGAGATGAGCATCCTGCGCTCCACCGTCATCTTTCGAATATCCTGATCGAGATACTCGCGGCTCTTTTCCAGCAGACGCCGATGGCCTTCGGAGTCGTCGGGGAGCATGGACAGCTCTTCCAGAAGCTTCGCGTCCTGCACCTTGGCCTCATGTAGGCTTGCCTGCTTCCGCTCCAGTGCGTGCTGTATCCCCTCTTTCTGGGTGATAAGTTCCTTTTTCCAGTCCTCATCGTCCCGCGGGACAGCGTCTTCGGCGCCGAGGAGCTTCGTGGTGCGGAGAAAGCGCTCTTGCAGCTTCTTCTCCAACGGGTTCTCGACGCTCCGCTCATCCTGGTAGTCGCTGAGCCCGTGCAGACGCGCGCGCAGGGTCTCCTTGGTCGCGGTATCGGGACCCTTGACCAGCTTCCGAAGGCGCTCGACCTCCTCCTGGAGCCCCATCTTGGCCCCTTCTTCGCCGGCACGGGCGAGATCGAGGTCGGTGACCTCCTCTTCCAGCTCGTCGATGCGCTGGTTGAGGTTGTGGATGCTGAGCATCAGGACCTTCGCCATCTCCGTCGTCCGCGCGAATGTGAGGGGACCAGATTGTAGCGGGACCTCCGACAGCGGCATCACCGAGGCATCCGGAGTCGGTGTCACCGCGCTGATCGTGGCGGCGTCGGGCGACGGCAGGGTCACGTTGGAGGCGCCTGTCACGTTGGAGGCAACTGCCATCGGCTCGCCCAGCTGCTTGCGGTACTGGTAGAGTTGGGCGTAGAGGCGGTCGATGTCCTCGCTCTGCTCGGCGATGTACTCGTTGAGGCGGGTGTTCGCCTCGTTCGCCTGCCGAAGACAGCCGAGAAAGCGATCGACGGCGCCCTGCTTCATACGCAGTTGCTCCATCAGCTCACAGACCCGCGTGTCCTCGACCTCGGGGTCGAAGCCCTCGTCCTGGAGCTTCTCGCGGAGCTTCGAAATAACCGTCTCCTGGGCTTCGTAGCCCATATTCAGGTCCGCGATCTGGCGGTCACGATCCGCTAGGTACTGATCGTCGATGCTCCGCTGAATGTACGCGCCGATCAACAGGAGCTGATACTGCTCCTCCCGAAGTGCGTCACGCTTGACGTCTTCGCCGTTGTGCAGAATTTCCCGGCGCACCATGTCCACGAAGGAATGCGCCACGGCGACCACCGCGTCGAGCTGATGGTTGGGCAGGTCCGCGAGGTTCCGCCACTTGACGATGTCCTCCAGGACCTCGTGTTCGCTGTATGGGTACTCTGCCATCTTACACCTCCCCTCGAATGTACTGCTCGTGGAGCATCCCCAGAGCGCGGTCGTACTCCTCCTGCGTCGGCACGACGATCTTGCCGACGGAAGAAGGATGGTTCGGATACCGCACGACTTCGAAGTACCCGGGCGCGTCGGTGCGCGGTTCGAGGCGGAACACGCCGTCGTCGCGGAACTTGCGGAGCTTGCGGATTGCGGCGAGGAGCGCTTCGCCGGATTTCCGGGATTCGAGCGAAATCGTGGGTCTCACGGTGTTTCTCCTAGGAAAGAGAGGTGGTCAGAAGTGTTCGCGCTGGGGGTTGTTGATGTCCCAGAGCCCGAAGATGTCCCCGATGTCCCACGGCTCGGTCAGTTGACCGGATGGGACGATGCCCGCCAGTTCGCGATAATGCGGACGCCCCAGGCGACGCTCGATCGCATCGAAGACCTCGCCGCACCAGTCGTTGAGGCAGACCGGAGAAACCAGCGCCATCGCGGCGTAGTGAGGAGTTCCGCCGCGGCGCTCGATGGCTGCGGTCGCCTGGGCGAACCAATCGTCGTGGGAGTCCTGGGTCACATCTTATCCTTTCTGGTGATCATGCCATTGGTCAGGTGGATCGCCCGCGGTCGCGGCGACTGCTGGTCGATTTTGACGT